GGTAAGAAAGATAATAAAGAACTAAATGTTTGCAAATGCAATGATTGTTTTTGATATTGAAAATGATAAACACTATGTATTAATTGTGGTACATCAATCCCATTCGAAATGCTAACCATTTTATTATAATCTTCTAAATTTTTATTTCTATTAGAAATAGAAGTATAATTAGAAGATGAATTCCAATACCAAGGAAACTCTGCAGAAATACAGAGTTTCTCAATAGAATCCTGCACTGATTGAGGAACCATGTCATCTAAAACTAATATAGATTCTTTCATTTCTTACTTTTCATAGCGAAAAATCCAAAGACCCATAGAGTGGCAAACCACGTAGCGATGTTACTTGGAATAGCCAATACTGGGAATAATGTATTCAAAGACCAGATCGTAATCAGTGGTCCAAAAATAACGATAACTGCAATCAATGCAATAAGCAAAACAATTTTAACGATATCACTCATAGTTCAAATCCTACTTTTGTTACGGAGTCCCAGCGGAAAGATCTCCACTCTTGTTTTTCTGTATCGAAGACTCGTAGTGCGGATCCAGAATCCTTGCCAGTCGTCTCTGTTTTTGGTTGCTTGTCTGTTGGAATTCTTGATTCGACAAGGGTACAGAACATGTCTCTGTTTGAGCCATCTTTCTTGGTGAAAGTAACACACACGTCTTTTGCTGATTCATCTCGTAGAACTCCTAGTGTCCATGTTTTAAACTCTTCGAATTCTTTTTCAGTTTTGAGCATCGTTTGCATTGTCATTATCTAATCTCTCTTTCATATCTTTAAAAATTGGACCAAAGAACTCTCTAAACTCTTTTGGAGAAAAGAAAGACGTGTGTCCAGTGTCAGTTATAACTTTACCATTGATGTCTGTCAACTTATTCCTAATTGTAAATTCAATCGTGGCATAAGATGTACCTTCGTTTCGTTCTTTAATAACAACAGTTTTTAACAGACCTTCACGATAGAACTCTGCTTCATAATTAAGACTCATAATCTTCTTTCCTGTGTTTAGGTTTACGAATGTATTGAACCTTACTCTCTACCACACGCATGCGATATTTTGGAGTACGTAAATCCTTTGCAACAGGATCTCTAGGTTTCAAAGTCTTATTATACATGTCTTATCCTTACAAGGCAAATTTCTTTAATAGTTCTTTTGCATCTTTACAGTCGTCAATAAGATTATCCATCTCTGCGAGAATAATCATTTGTTGAAGACTATCTGCAAGTCGTTGATCTTCATCATCCAATAGATTATACCATTCCTCGTATTCTTCTATAGAATCCAAAGACCACATATGGTCTAGCATCTCAACTTGATATGGAGTTAGGTTTTCAATTGTAATCATTTTTCACCCAATAGGTATTTGTTAGAAATCACTTTGAATGTCATACCACCATCCACTTGTTTGAACACAATACCCTCACGCTCTGGTCCATTCACATCACCCATCACAGACTTACCTTCAGCGAACTTTAGCAATTGTGGAATGTCAGTGATTCCAAGAGTATCATATAACTCAGCAGCAGCTGCAAGAACAGGTACATGCTTCAACCCCATCACATCAACAAGTTTACGACGTGCTTCAGGATTCATGTATGTACCCATCTGAATATTATAGATATCAAATACACGGAACTCTGGTTTAGATAACTTGTAAATGTTACCTTGAATTCCTGGACCAATCAACTCACCCTGAATAGCAAAATCCCAGTATGGATCGATAGACATCATCTGTGCCTCAATATCTTCTTCAATAGCCACTTTCCAGAAGGTGTTATTCTCGTCACGTTTCAGATCAAGATTACGTGAGCATACACCAAATTCACCTTGAATGCGATAAACAGTCATTGATGAACCTTCCAACTTCTCAGTGACTTCGAACTTCATACCAATTTCATTGGCATTAGTGATTTCTTTCACCAAGTTTTGGCAACGCTCTTGATCTGTCTTTGGAATCAGTGAAGGAAAATTACCTTTACAAACACCAGCAAGCTGAGCATTCATGGGTTTTTCCCACTTTACGATATTCAGTGGAACAGAAACATCCAAACCTTCGAACAATTCTGATTCGATATTCTTGCATGCCTCATCCAGTGGCATCAGCAAACCTTGCGACAGTTGACCACGCAACTTGATAGTCTTCAGCCGTTCGCCTTTGATACCTTCGAACTCTCGTGGTTCTTTTCCTTTAGACAGGAATGGAGCCAATTCGAATGGGATCCACGAATCAATTTCAAAGTACACAGCAAGATCTCCCTCTTTGTAGAGACCTTTCTGTGCAACAACTTTCCAACCACCTACAGTGGCACACTCAATCGCATCTGCTCCATCAATCGGAGTCAGTGAATCAATTTTACGAATAGAAGCCAATTTACGAGTCATAAGTCCAACCCAACACTTTCATCATTTTGTTTTTTACACGAACATTTGGTTGTCGATATCTATCAGATGGAGTAAACCCCATCATAGATGCCACCTCAACCACAGCACCACTACGGCAAATGCCAGCGTGACAATGCACAACGACATTCATATGATTTTCCAAAGCATATTTCAATAGAGAAACAATATCAAATGCTTGTTTATCACTAATCTTTGCTTCATCTGGAAACCCATCTTCATCTTCTGCGTCCAAAAATTCAAACTGTTTCACAAGTTTAAAGTTGTGTTTTGGAACAGGAAAGAATGTAGCTGGATCTGCAATTTGAATGAGCATGGAGTTATCCCCACAGTCATAGTGCCGACCATTCTTACAATCATCCCAGCTGATGTTTTCAATGAAACGAATCACTTGATGCTGCTCCATTTTGCTAGTTTTTCCATCTTCGCTCTGCGTGCATACTCAACTGCATTGGCATCCACAAGTTTGTTGCGAATCATCAATTCAATCATACAGAGCAAATCACCCACTTCTTCGCTGAGATGAGTAGAGTTTGTCACTCCATTATACTCAGAATCAAATCCAAAGCGGAATACTTTACTTATCGCTTGCGTAACTTCAGCACATTCTTCTTGTGCAATCAACATAATCTCTTTATCAACTTCTTGCATTTCAACCCCAATCTTTCTTATCACCATACTGTTCATTGTAATCGTATCCAGCGTGGTATGCTTCCAACTCTTCCACAGTGATTGCTGGAATTCTTGGACCAGAACCACCACCTACACCACCACGATGTGGGTCACGACTACGATGATAGTAAGAGTCCGCTGAACCACGATCGAAAAACGATCCATGACTCTTATCAAAATGTTCTGTTGCTAATTGTGCTTCTTTGTAATCCATATTAAGCTCCATAATATTGTGCATCGTCATTTGCCATCTCGTCGGCATACGACATCATTTCATACTGCTTTTCTAATTCCAAACATTCAAGCTGTTCGATGGTATCATAAACCATTTCAATGGGCACGTTCAAAGTCGCCACAATAAACTTTGGTGACATACCTTGTGCCAACAACTCTTCAATCTCATACGCTAACTCAGACATTTTACTCATTGTTCATCGCCTTTACACCATAATTCATTATAATCAAACCAACGATTGCTGATAAAATCTGCACATAAAAGTATTCAGATGGACCAGCATCCATACCACCGACTGCACCAAACACCATCAAGAATCCAACTGCTAAACGAATAGAACCTTGCATATTAAATCCTCACAATCAAACCATAAACATAAACAGCCAACAAACCTACGTTGACCACCACTAAACTTGCACGCTTAACTCTGATAGCCCACGCTAACCACAGCACAGAACCGATGTTGAACAGATAGATGTTCAATGGATCGATAGAGAGTGCAGTGGCAAGTGCAGCACCAACAGTAACTATCGTGGCTGACCACTCTAAAATTGCATTCACTTTTTCATTTTTCATACAACTATTATACCGTATATTGCAATTAAAGACAAGCACTTTCTGGATGTAAAAAAACCCTGTAAAAACAGGGGTTTAGGAGGGCTAATAACCCTACAGAGTGTAGGGGATTAGTCGTTTCGGCTGTTTCTAAACGTCGGATCTCCAGCTTCATACACTGGCATAGTCGTTGCATTTGCAAGAGGAGATGTGTTGAAGTCAAACCCAAAACCATTTTGTGATGGTGGTGGAGCCATTGGTCGTGGTGGCATCATACCCATTGGTTTTGGAGCAGGTGCAGTAGGTGTCGGTGCAACTGGTGTTGGTGGTTTATCCCAACCTTTGTTTGCAGCTTGCAACGCTAACTTCTGTGCATCTTTATCTCCACCTGCCAACATGATACCAGATAAAGTTCCAGTCAAGAATGTAGCAATAGGAATAATCAACTCAAAGAATTTCTGGTCGATAGGACTGATAGCATTCAATGGTTGTGTCACGAAAATAATAGAGTAAAGAACAACGAAAACAATTCCAACAAGGGTAAATGATAAACAGATACCGATGAAGAATTTCAGACGAGCCATCAACTGCTCTTCTGTATACATTAGATTTTGGTCACTCATTTGCACGCTCCTGTGGTTGGTACTGGTGCAGATGCAGGTTTAGCAACTTCACCATCTTTTGGTGGACCGAGACGTGGATCTCTCTGTCCTTTGAAAATATGTTCTGGACAAGTTCTGTTGACATCACATAGTGGCATCTTACAGATGTCCTTCTCCCAGTTTGCGGGATCTTGACAAGGATAGCGGAAAGATTCTTTACTAACTATTGAAAAGCCAATAGGTATTAGTAACAAAACTCCCAGCACCCAGAATAAATGTTTATCGTTCATTTTAAATCCTAGCTAAAGTGTGTAGAATATCCAAGAAACCCCACACGAAACAAAATACTAATATACTTAGGAGAATTGTTGCAAAGAACAATTCCACTCCATTAAAATCCCACCACTCTCTTACTTGCTTGTTGCGTGGTAGACTCCGTCCCAGTTGCTTGGCTTGCCTTGCTTGAGTCTTTCCAGCATTAGTTCGTAGTACTGCTTTAGAGGGTTCGTAGTCGAATCCCCATCCATTAGTTCCTGACATAGTTTTATCGCTTTCTTCCAATCGCCAGAATAATATGCGTCAAGATACTGCTGATGTTTTTCACCAACTTTTGCGATTGCGTAAATGTGAAGTCCAATTGTTTTACCTTTTACTGCGATACAATCAAGCTGTGCCACATCATAAACATGTTTCACTCGCTCTGCTGTTTCTGGACCAATTACCAACAGAACTCCATAACCTTTTGTTTGTCCCTCAAGACGTGCTGCAGTTGATACTGAATCACCGAGTACGTCATAACCATAGCGATCGTTTGCACCGATGTTACCAATCAGAGTTGGACCAGTATTTACACCAGCACCCATACCTACAGGTGGACGACCTTCTGCTTGTAATTCTTTATTAAACTCCTCAATTGCATCAATCATTTCAAGAGCAGTCTTAACTGCAGTAATTGCGTGTTCATTATCATCAACAGGTGCGTTGTGAACGTGTAGTGAAGCATCACCAATAAACTTGATAATACAACCACCATTCTTCAACACTGGCTTAGACAATGCGTCCATATAACGATTCATAACTGCAGTCAAACCTTGCACGTCAGCACCGAATGATTCACCAAGTGTAGTGAAACCACGAAGGTCTGTCATAACGATAGAGAGATCTTTCTTCTCTCCTTTTAGTCGCTCTGCTGCACCTTCAGGATCTTCTGCCAATTGATTAACGATGATTGGAGATACGTATCCACCAAACTGTTTTTTAATTTGCTGTTTTGCACGCAACTCGACAAGGAACTTGACAATGTATCCATGGAAGCTGGCAATGAATATGGTAAGAATTGGGAATACAGCATCGAGTAAATACCCAGATCCAGTAAACAGTTGGAAGCCACCATAATAGGCGATTGCTCCCAAAGCGAGCGCAAAGATGTATCCATGAGTGTACCTTGTTAGAAAGATTGATAGGATTACTGCCACTATCATAAATGCTAACTCAGCAATCAATGCCCAATCTGGACGACTGATGTTAGTGCCACTTGTTACTGTATCTAATACTGCAGCTTGTAAGTAATGCGGATAAACCGATCCCGTTGCAGTAGCCACTGGATTGTTGAGTCCTTTTGCAGTAAGTCCAACGATGACGATGGCTCCACCAAAGTCGGCTGGTAGTTTTGCTGCAGAATATTCTTTTGGTTTTGCTGACCAATCAACCCAAATTCTACCCAACTCGTCTGTGTCGATTTTTCCGAACTGTGGAATTCGAACTGCTTCGATTCCTGATTCATTGACCTTGACTTGGAAACTAGGATCTCCTGCAGCGACACGCAATGTCTCCAAACTGATGCTTGGGTACAATTGTCCTTTAGAATTGACGACCATTGGAATTCTTCTGGTGACGCCATCGATTTCTGGGAGGGTGTTAACAACACCAATACCAGCAGCACTATTATTAAACTTTTTAATATTAGGTTGAATATTTCCATAGATGACTCCTGTACTCGCTGGATCGCCACCTACTACAGAAACACCTGGACGAAACGGTAAATGCTTATCTGAAAAATAACTATCACTTGTTGCTACCTGTGGAAGAACAACAGGTGCTTGTTTCATTAATGATGCTAGTTGATCATCTTGACCAAAACGATCAGACTCAGGCATATAGACGTTAAAGACAACCAGCCCAGCACCATGAGAATAGAGATTAGTAATGAGTTCGGCATACTGTCCACGAGGGAACGGGAACTGTCCTTTTTGTTGAATATAGGCATCGTCAATATTTACAACTGCAATCTGCTGAGATGTAGTTGCACCTTTACTTGTTATGAGTTGATCGAAATAACGAAGTCTGACAGACTCTACAAATGCAGGATCTGCTACTCGAATAGCTAGTAGGAGGACTAGTGTTACTAGAGCCATCCATGGAGATAATAGTTTTTTCATTGTTGTGTCATCGTCACAGAACACCCACCTGCGTTTGCACAAGATTGCTGCAGCAAGTATGTCTGATTAGTATTCCCTTGTTGTAAAACATTAACAGTCGAAGAGCCACCACTATTAGTCACTTCAATTCTAGCAGAATGAGCACCAGCATCTTTTTGGTCTAAGGAAACTGTGTGCCCATTTCCTGTGGCTTTTATATCCGAATATTTAGTTCCTGTTCCAACTTGATTGTTTGTAATATTATTAGTATTACCATTAATTATGATAAAACTGGTTTTCTCTGCATCGCCTGTCTGCGATACATTTACTGTATTTGTATTACCTGTCACATCAACAGAACTATAATGTCCTGGAGTTGACGCTGTGCCTGAATTAGATTGATACACATTGGTTATATTAGAACTGCCATTTATATTAATGTTAGAGTAGTTCTTCCAACCCAACTGGTCTAGCCCAATTGAATTACTATCACCCTGTATTGTTATGTCAGTTAAATGATATGTTCCTGACTGTAAAACATCTACTGTATTATATGAACCAACTTGATTCACATAAATTTGATTGGCAATAGTTTGTCTATTTCTTGCAGCAGTTTTGTTTGTTTGTTGTAGTGTTGTTATACCAACTTGAATCGCTGGTTGCCAGTATGTTGAAACAGTTGCTAAGGATGTCGTCGGAATTATTTCCCACGTATTGTTTTGAACCCACTGTAGATTTACCATGGCACCACCACCATTTTCATAGTATATTAGTTCTATTGGTACTGTTCCTGCAGGTAATGATACACTACCAGATCTAAAAGCACCACCACTTTCAATCCAGCTATCAACTACCTGAGTATTATTAACTTTGATTCGTATACCATCATCAGCCTGTCCACCAAAACTATATGTGCCAGCTGTTGGTATGTTAATAAATCCATAAAATCTTACAATAACACCCTCTGCTCTTCCAGAATTTAAAACTGCTCCACCACCCCATCCAAAGTTTACAGTACTGACTATTCCTGAACTTAACTTTGTACGATTGTTAATAGTTCCATCTGCAGCTTGAGTGTAGGTAGGCATCGCTCCACCTGCAGCATACGTGTCATACAACAATCCATTAGTTTGAGCATCTATATCCTGACTGTTAGCAGAAAAGTAGATAAACGCAGAAAGTAAAATTAAAAACTTTTTCATTTTTGTATCAACGTAATTGTAGTGCTACCACCCTTGTTAATATTTTGTATGTATGTTGCACCTTGTTGAGTATACACAATTGTTTTATCCTCTGTAACCGATGCTCTTACGCAAGCAGTGCTAGATGCAGAGAATTTACATACGTTTACCATTGTTTGATCATCATTAAAGAAATAGTATGCACCAACAGATGCTTTAAAATCTGGCAACAGACGACTCTCTGCTGACAGAGAATCTTTACTCAAATTGTCTGCATCAGCATCCAACATGTTAAACAGAAAGTTAATGTCAAGTAAATTAATATCTAACTCTTTAAAGTTCTCTAACTTATTTTCGTCCAAGTCTTTAAATGCCAATAAGTCTACATTTAAAAAGTTCTTATCTAAAAGACTTTTAGATTCACGCATCTCTATTTCTTTGATTTCTTTTGGAGGAGATACAATAAGAAGATTGTCGATATTTGCTTGGTCTATACTTACAATAACTGGAGCAGTTGGTGCTGTAGTTAAAGAAGCCACCACCGTAGTTTGATATGGTTCATTCATGAATACTTCTCCTGCATCGTTTTTAACTGAAATGGCTCCAGTAACGCAGGACTTTTTCTTTTCATCGCAAGACGGTAACAGCATAATTAAACTGCGACCCAATTCATCAACAGTCATAGAAAAGTCAGTACCCCTAACTGCCACTGTAGCAGTAGGGGTATTAACGGCAACTTGTTGTGGATTAGTTTTTGCGATTTGACCACTTGCGTAACGAGCAGTGCCCATTACAACTTTCATAGCGAGTTTTCCTGAACCTTTCTTCGGATCATACACGAAGTCATCTACCACTAGCTTACTCTGCTCTGTGATATTGACTGTCGTGTTATCCTCGAAAGTTAGTTTGGCTTTCGCCTTTGCAGTAACAATTGTATCATTCATTTCTACTCCAGAGCCAACTTTGGATGGAATAGAATTTTTATTACGTACTATTTCTGTTGGACCAGTCTGTTCTGTGACTTTGCCAACTGCAGCAAAATTAGTTTGACTGAGTGATAGAAATAGTATTGCTGTTACCAGACGAATTAATATTAACATTTTGTACAGTCATTCCAGATTGTGTCACACCAACTGTATTTGTATTACCAGTAATAGTAGCATTCATGGTAGTAGTTCCAGTTGCAGTACTTGTATGAGTCACGTTATTAGTATCTCCAGTCACAGTAATGTTACTAGTGTGGTTAGCACCAGAACCTAAGTTTTGAGTAATAGTATTATCGTCACCAGTAATAGTTTGCGTAATAGTAGATCCTGAGCATCCTGCAGAAACAGTAGTTCCACAATCGATAGTTTGTATGTTACCACTACCTGTTGTAAGAATTGTAGTGTCAGCGGATGAACCATTCACGACCATTGCTAAGATGTTATTGTCTCCAATTTGGTCAATTGCCACAGTGTTAGAACCACTGCCAATATAAATCGAATCGGTGTTATTACCGATAGTGTTACCCACACCTTGTTGTGTGATAGTAACAGTAGAACTAGAACCAACTTGTTCTATATAAATGTCATTAGCATAACCAAAAGAACTAACACCAAGCAAGCTAATCATAGCGACTGCTTTTAGTCCTTTCATATTATTGTCCTTTTTGTTTAGATTTAAATTTCCATAATCCTTTTCGCTCGCCCTCTATAATCATCTCATAGACAGCCTGTTCAATAGCTACACGAACAGCGTATGTTGTCGGTTCATTGATACCTTGCCCAGTTTCTAATTCTAGGGCTTTTGTTCCAGCATCAATAAATCTAAACACACCGATATTAGAAACACTACTGTAAATAGTTTTACTTACCGCAGTGCTCAACAAAACCTCTCCGCTACTCACACTTACTAAGCGTAGAGATATAACAACTTCATCGACACGATATTGCTCGCTTCCACCAATTCCTAAAAATCTTGCACCATTACCACCTGAACGCACATTAGAGTCATAACCGATAATACCACCATCAATCATGATACCTGCAACAGTCATTGGTTTTAATGGTGTCGCACCCTTACCTTCATAAACTTCTCGTTGATTACGAATCAATTGTCTTTCTTTTATTAAGTTGTCAAGTCCAACTCGTTCAACAACTTTAAACCATCCAGTGCTATCTTTTAGTGCTTTAATTAAAAATACTTCAGAACCTTGTGTCACTGCTTTACTGAACAAAGCCATTTTATCACTTGGTTTGTTTTGTCCAGTTTTATCTTGAAATCCATAAACTGCCACTGTCATTGGTGGACCATCTAGTTCTGGTAATTTTTCTATTAGACTTTTCTTTGGTTCAAGTTTAACTGGTTCTTGATCACCAAATGCCTGCATATTGACAGAGGCACATCCAGTTAGTGCTAGTGCAATCAGAGATATTAGTATCGTTTTCATATTAGAAACTAAATGTGGCGATTGGCACAACGACCTGTGTAACAGTCCCTTGTGTATCTCTAATTGTTAATTGAACTTGTGTGGCAGAACCATTGTCGTATAGTTTTTCCCAAGTGATAGAAGATCCTTGGAAATCCACAGTGCCAGTGTTTGAGCTACCATCTGAAAACATCTGGTCAGCTAACTGTTTTGAAAGTTGCGCATAGATTCTTGACTCTAGATTGTTCAAGAATTTGGCAATATTTGTGTTGTTCTTAGCTCTTGCTGCTGCATCTTCTGCAGCTTTGGCTTCGTCTTTAAGTTTTTGTTTTCTTGATGATTCTAACTGCTCGATAGTTAGAACGTGTGCTGAGTATCCCTGTCCACTGAAAGCAGGGGAGTTGAATTGGTGTACGAGTTCTCCTGCATTACTGTTTAAACTGACTATCAGCAGACCCAGGAGGGATTTTCTTAAGTGATGCCTTGACATCTTCTATTCCGTTCGTTTTGTTATCGTCGGTGGGCTGTTGCCCATCTTTTTCTCTTAATGACAAGATAACATTCACTTTCTGATTCAAACGGATAAGATCGTTATCCAACATCCTAATGCGATCGATTAGATCAATCAGAACTTTACTAGCTTCACCTGTTACTGGCTTAATTTCTGTGGTTACCCACTGCCAGACATAATAAACAAAGTAACCCAAACCACCTGCTGCAATTATCGGGAAACCATACTTATTGACTAACTCAACGACATCCATTTTCACTCTCGCTCTTTTGTATCTTTTGAAAGACGATTCTTCCATCAAATGTCACATTAGCAACATAACGATCGCCATCTTTAAGATGTAGTTTATCAGCTGTTAATTCTTTGTCCATCATAATAGTACCATTTTCTAGCACATCAAAGACATAATCTACAAATAACATCAATCTCTCCTTGCGTCACTTTGCTCTGCTCGAGCAATCCTGTCTAAATCTGGGGGTATACCCAGTGCGTGAGATACCTTAGTATCAATTCGAATAACATCGTGGTTCATTGCTGCAACTCGTTTATCGAGAGCCATAATGATTCCCTTGATAGAGTTTACAGAACCTGTTACTCCAGCAAGGATGAATTTAAGTGTAAGGAATACAAAGTAACCTGCAGCCATTGCTGCAGCGATTGGGAATCCGAGTTCCGCTACGATTTTTAAAAAGTCTACCATCGTAATCCTTATTATTATACATCTATTTAGGATTACCTATGGTTGCAAGAGTGTTACTTTTTCTGTAAGTCTTGAACTTCTTTTTCGATGGTTTTTACACCAGTTGATTGAAACACGTCGCTAACTTTATTCAAGAAAGATTGTGTTTTTGATGGGTTTAACTTCTGTGCGAGTTCTTCCTCAGTCTCTGGAGTGATACGTCTTCCAGCTGAGTCGTATTCTATACGCTTTTTAACTCTGTCATATAACTCAGGTTCCCAGTCCTTAGAATGCTCTTCTATTTTAATTTCTGGTAACTCTGTTTCTTCTGCTTCTTTAAAGGTTTGTTCATAGTCCATACCATCGACTTTAGCGACAGTAACTTCCTCCTGAACACTGACTTTATCTTCAATATCCACACCCTTCTTTGCGAAGAATTTGTCCCACGTATTTGGTTGATAGATGGCAGAAATACCAGTATATGGATCGTAATTTAAATCTCCAGGTTTTAAATCTGAAGAAAACGAAATAGGTGGTAATCCACCATCTCTTCTTAATTGCCAGTTTGCAGCAACTAATAATAGAACAGCGAGAGGATCGAATACTAGAACAATCATTATAGTAACGATTCTCACCGCTCTCTCTAACGTATCAGTATCTGTGCTATCATCGTAAATTAATGCAGCAATATACTTAATTGGACCTACTTCTGCTTCGACTTTCCTGACTTCGCTGGCGATTGGCGCACGCTCTTCGTTGAGTTTGGCGATTTTCGCTTGACTGGAGCCGATTTCACTGAGGATTCTGGCTCTGTCTTTTTGCTGGTTTCTTCTAATGGAAATGGCACGCTCTGCTCCACTGGCTTCTGTGGTTCTTGAGATGGTTTGGTCAACTTGCTGATCCAATTGAGAAAGTTCTTTACGATTTGCATTGATATTTTCCTTTTCTGTTTTGATTTTCTCATCAATCAACGCTAACTTAGAGGAAACATCTCCAGTAGGAATTGCTTGGTCTAAGTGTGCCTTTGATAAGAATCCGAAAATGCCCATTGAAGTTAGTAACATCAATACTACGAGGGCTATGGTGAAATATGACTTCATCAATATTGGAATTTCTTTCCAAGAACGATAAAGCCATGATGCCACTACGAGTTTCGATGCTTCGAGCAAAGAACCCATAATAACAATCGGCACTGTAGCTGCAGCAAAGATTGCGACTAATCCAGCAACAGCATACCATGCTGCTACAGCGGATAATGATAGTGCAACTACAAATAAAAGGTATGTCATAATTTGTTTTTAATATGAGAGCCATGGACTCGAACAGAGATCTGTCCGTTATAATAGTCGTCTGATTCTAATACTTTCCTTCCAAATTGCTCTCGTGCCTCAACATACGAGCACTCAGCTTTAGATTTACAAAAGAACAAAATCTCTCGGGAAAAGTTATCCTTGCCCAGAGAGAGTACATCTTTATTTAGTTCGTCACTTGAACCGTAATAATCTTGCCAGTCAGAATCAATTTTACTTCTGACTTTCTTTTTCTTTTTAGTTCCGTTTTTTAATTTAACTACCTTGTATGTAGTTTTACTAAATTTGGCTAATTTCTTTCCAATGTATTTACGATTGGTTGTTTTGTTTGTTATTAGATAGACAAACCCAACGCAGTCGTCTGGTAGTGTTTCAACAGTTTCGTTTTGATACGTCCAAGTCATTCTTCTTCATCAAGATCTTCCTCTTCGTAGATGTCAGCAGAACAAACTGGGCAATATACCAAATCGGCTGTTGAATGGTCATCTCCTTTGAGAACGATCTTTCCTCGTGCTCCACATGATTCACATTCAAAGTATTTAGTTGTCATTTTTTACCTTTGCTAATTCTAATTTTTCTAATACTTTAAACCACATCCATCCAATATCAAACTCAAACCAACGTCTACTTAATTTAGGGTTTGCTGGTTCAGCGTGATGATTGTTGTGTAGTTCTTCACCGCCAATAATAATTCCAAATATTGATATGTTTTTAGAACGATCCTTAGTGTTTGTGTTACGATAACCCCACCAATGACCAATACCATTAACAATACCTGCTGCCCAAAAAGGGATCCAAATCATTTGAATACCCCAAAGAAGCAGACCGATCCAGCCAAACACAATTACATTGATGGCTAACATAATCATGATACCTGTTCTACTATGTTTAGAGTAAACATTATTTTCTAGCCAATCATCTGGAGTTCCAACTCCATATTGATCAACCATTGCTTTATTTTTGCTGGCTTCGTTATACAATAATGCACCGCCAAAGACAACTCTCCAAATACCATAAACATGAGGAGAGTGGGGATCTCCTTCTTTCTCACACATTTGATGATGTTTACGATGTATAGCAACCCACTGTTTAGTCACCATTCCAGTAGTGAGCCACAACCAAAAACGCATGAAGTGTGCAACTGCTGGATGAAACACCAATCCTCTATGTGTCTGTCCTCTATGAAGATAGAGAGTGACACACACGATTGTGATGTGCGTCATTATTAAAACGTAGATAAGTTCAATCATCTTTTCTTTCGTACATTATTGTGTTAGTGTCACCAAGAGACCACTTGGGATCTGTTTCAACTGACCACTTTTTAGTTGCTACTTTAAAGTCAGGCATCTTTAATTCTTTAGGATTGCTACTTGGTTCTAAAATAATGAGACGATTATTAGGCTGAGCAGCAAACTGCCCATTATCACACTGAATAAAATTATAAGACTTATGGTCTTCGATATCTTCAGAAAAGCCTGTATCAAGAGTGTTAAAATCAGGGTGGGCACTATCAACTGTAAAAAGATATACTCCATACATCCACTCTCCGTTTTTAAGTTTAAACTTACAACGCATTGATTGAAGTTGTGCCTTCTTAATCACAGTAATATCATAGGATAGACAATCCCATAACTGAAGGTAATCTAGTGGTAGTGGCTCACCTTCAATTGGTTTCCAACAATATGCATGGAGTGGTAGTTTATCATACAAAGCACCATAATTATTTAAGTATGACTCAATACGGAATGCTTGTCCACGTAAAGACTTAATACTTATCCACCAACATGGCTCGAGTTCTCCATGACCTTTTTCAAAATCATAGAGAAACTCTTTGCGAACAAAACATTTAACAGGTGGAAGGTTCGCAACAATATGTGCCATTAATATTTTCCTGATGAAAGAACGATATGACAAATATGTTCTAGTCGTTCAATATGTTCAAATGCTCGCCAAGGACTAGTATCAATAGCGACTACACCATGTCCTTTAATACCTACGATGTCAAAGCCAGTATTACCTTGTTCATCAAGATTTAGTTTTTCAAAACATTGGTCAGCAAGTTCTTGACTAATTGGAGGAACATCACCAACATTAGGTGCTACGCTAGTATAACGACTTAGTTCTGGAAAATCATTGGCAAGACTACTCAACTCAATTCCACGATGCATTGCAGCAACACAGTATGTTGGGTGAAAGTGCATAACTACTCTCACTTCATTACTATGCTGTCCCATCATCTTTTGTAAACCAAAGTGTAATGGAATCTCGCCACTTGGTTTTAGATTAGCACTAATGTCAGTATACTGTCCTTCTTTCCAACCCCATCGTTCTGCCAACAAACCTGTGCCAAGTTCGTTCCATGATAGTGGTGGTTTGATTATGATCTTTTTAAATTGATCAGGTTGTAGTGTTTGTTTACGTACACCACTTGGAGTAATATAAAAATGGTCACGATCGTGGTGACGAATAGAGACATTACCATCACGACTGGTAATCCAGTTGCGACGATATGCCTCTACCATTGTATCACATATTGTTTCTAACATTAAGCTGCCTTACCCCATACATCACCCCAGTCACCTGACAATGCACCTTTAGCATAATCAGTCACACGATTCTCAAAGAAGTTACCGTGCACTGGTGCGTTAATCATTTCTTCAACCCATGGTAGTGGATTCTTCTTAACTTTGAATACACCTTTCATACCCAAAGAGATAAGACGACGATCTGCGATATAGCGAATGTATTGTTTAACATCAGCTGCAGATAGATCTCGCATTTCTGAACCAGCAAATGATAGATCGATAAACTTATCCTCGAGTTCAACCATCTTCTCAGCAATGGTATAAATCTTACCCTTTAGTTCATCATTCCAAATTTCTGGATTCTCTTTGATATACTCACGGAATAATTTAATCATTGACTCAGCGTGCATTGTTTCATCAACAATAGACCAAGTAACAATCTGTCCCATACCCTTCATCATACCATGACGTGGCATATTCAATAACATAATAAATGAGCTAAACAACTGCATACCTTCAGTAAATGCAGAGAACACAGCGATATGTTCAGCAGTTGAAGCAATAGTTCCATTACGTGATGAGATGTCAGCAACGTAGTCGTGCTTATCTTTCATTTCTTGATATTCCATAAACTGATTGTATGTAGTTTCTGGAAGACCAAGTGTTTCAATAAGGTGAGAGTATGCAGCGATGTGAAGAGATTCACGTGCAGCAAAACCAGACAGCATCATACGAATTTCTGGTTGTGGGAAATATGGAAGATAATTCTTCACATAACCACCAGCTACGTCAATGTCACCCTGTGTGAAGAAACGGAAGATGTTTGTCAAGAATGTTTTTTCTTGTGGTGTTAATTTCTTCTTCCAATCTTTTACGTCTTCTGCCATTGGCACTTCAGTATGTAACCAATGTGCTTGTTCGTGCTTTAGCCATGCCTCATATGCCCATGGATAGTTGAAAGGTTTGAAGTAATTCCTTTCATCCGTCATTCTGCTATGTTTCTTGATCATTTATTCCTCGTCTAATTTTAGTTCTATCATGTTATCTGTTATACAAACACCTACAACTTCACGATAACCATCAGGAGTGTTAATAACTACTCTTACTTTAGTTTTTGATTTAGTAATTTCACCAGAGTTCTTTGGAACTACTGCACACCAATACTTTTTGATTTTATCTGAAATGTCATAGGCATCCATGTTTATCCTTCGCAGGCTAAGCAGGTATCTGCATCACCAGTTAGTGCATGAAGATCGATTTCTTTAATAACTTCTCGCTCGATACGTTTTGATACTTTATCAGCTTTGGCAATCTTATCTGAACGACAGTAATACATCGTTTTCAATCCTTGCTTCCATGCTTGGAAGTGGACAGCGTGAATGTATTTAATGTGACTGTCTGGTCTGAAGAATACGTTAAGAGATTGTGCTTGGTCAATATACTCTTGACGATCTGCTGCGTGTTGAACAACCCAACGCTGATCAATTTCCATTGACGTCTTGAATACGTCTTTTGTCCAATCATCCATCCACTCAAGATGTTGAACAGATCCATCATTGGCAATGATGCTTGACCATACTTCATCAGCCCATCCTTCTTTATGATTCTCTGCTTCTTTCTGAATCACAATATCCAAGAAACGATTCTTGTTTAGGTGAGAACCCGAAAGAGTATCCTGCCTATAAGCATTGGCACGATAAGGTTCAATAGAAGGACTAGTGTTGCCCATAAGAATGGAAGAAGAAGCATTGGGAGCAATAGCCATAAGATGACTAAAGCGATTCCCAGTACCCACCGCATCAGGTGCTTCACCTCGTTCCAATCCAAGTTCTTTATTCGCTGCATCTAACTTTCCTCTTATGTGTGCGAAGATTTGTTTGTTACGTCCAATTGACATTGGTGATTCCCATGGCAAGCTATTCTTTTGCAAGTAGGCATGCCAACCCAAAGCACCGATGCCGATACTTCTTTCTCGCATAGCGGAGTATTTTGCTCTCTTGATGGTGGAAGGTGCATTATCAATAAAATACTGAAGCACATTGTCAAGCATTTCTGCTACATCACGAAGGAAAGTAGGATGCGACTTCCAGTCATCGTAGTACTCTAAGTTTAGAGAAGACAAGCAGCATACTGCTGTTCGCTTTTCATTTGTTGGTAGAATAATCTCAGAACAGAGATTAGATTGATGAACCTTCAAACCTTTATCTTTTAACCATTGTGGTAGTTTACGATTTGATTCATCGATGAAGTGGAGGTATGGTTCACCAGTCATCATACGCATCTCAAGGATACGTTGCCATAATTCTTTTGCTGATACAGTTTCACGAATTTCGTTTGATGCTGGGTCAACTAGATTCCATGAGTCATCTGCTTCTGGATCAATCATACAATTTTCAATCAACTGCATAAACGCATCAGGAATATTAATACCATGATGCATGTTTAGAGTACGCATGTTTTGGTCGCCTGTCGGCTTGCGCATCTCTAAAAAGTTAATAATGTCGGGATGACTGATATCAAGATAAGCAGCATAACTTCCACGACGAGTACGACCTTGGCGATAAGCAAGACTCGAAGCATCGTACATTTTGAGGTGTGGCATAACACCAGTGCTCTTGTCGTCTGCCGAACGTATACCGAACCCAATACCAACACCACCCCCGAGCATAGAAAGCCAATTAGTTTCAGAAAGGTTATCAACTAGTCCCTCCGCTGTGTCTTCAATGTAGTTAAGAAAGCACGAAATAGGTAATCCTCTTTTACTTCTGCCGAATGATAGAATAGGTGTTGAGTAAGAGAGCCAGTGCTTGCTGGAATACTCATAAAGTCTTTGTGCGTGTTCTGGATTGCTACCAAATTTGCTGCTAACGAATGCGAATCTTTCTTGCGGTGACGTTTCTTCATCTTTCATGTAACTTTCTTTTAATCTTATCTTACCTAATTCATCGAACAAATTGTCTCGAGAATAATCAACCTCTATGCCATGCACAATGTCTGCCATGCTAACTCCAATTATTATTATTTGTTTACAATATCTTTTGCTAAAGGAAATACTTCAGCAATAACTTTCGCACATTCAAGTGCAACCAACTGATGTTCTTTTTGTGTACCATTTGCACTACGCAATTCAATAAAGTGAATCCAACTACGCAGTGTACCATTCATGTATAAACGACTAACTGTATTACCTTCTGGTAAAATTGCTCTTGCTTGTTCTTTAGCAATACCTTGTGAGATTGCCCAGTCATACGTTTTTGTCACTAATGCTAGAATTTCTTTTTGTCTAACATTCCACTCTTCCGCAAGATTCTGTCCAGCAATGGTGGCTGGTAACTCTACGCTATTTTGACGATTCTTTTCGTCTTGGAGTCTGGCTTCCCTAAGGACAAATGATAAGTCCTTGGTGGGATCTGCGTAGCGTTGGCTGAATTCTTGAAAACTAAAAGAGCGGTGACGCAAGATTTGTCTTGCGATATCACGAGTAGTTTCTATTTCTAAACAAGCACTAACCATTTCTAATGGTGACCAGTGACTATGTTTGATAAGATACTTAATTAACTTCTCTGATGTCTCTGTGTTGAACTGATTGGATGGATTTGATACTCGAGCACAAAAAGCAACTAGCTCTTGCACGTCTACCAAACCCTCATCATACATTTCATCTGATGGTTTAGAATAACTAATTAACTTTACTTTCACTTAACTCTCCATTCACTAAATCTAAGTTTCGCTTCCATACCAGTATGGGTGTTTGTATTTATTACTTCGGTGATTTCATCGGCAGTCATTCCGCCATGTAAAATCATTTCATTAATATCTTTTTGTTGTATGCTATTTGGGAACATGCACACACTAAATCCTGAATCAATATACTTTTCTAACTGCTTCACGATGTCTTTATTTCTCGGTTCATTGTCCATAACGATTGTAGCGTTAGTGAGCAACTGACGAATCGTTGGTGTATCAAATGAAGCACCTGACACAGCAACAGCATTGGGTAGAAATAAAGAATCAATTGGACCTTCTACAACCAAGATTCGTTTCGAGTAATCAACTCGATCTAAACCATAAATCTTTTCCTGAGTCTCATCTACCTTAATGGTATAATACTTAGGCTCCTCATTTCCATACGCTCTACCTTGAAAAGCAAAACACTTTCCTGCTGGAGTGAAGTATGGAATAATCATGCGTGGATGTTCATCAACAATTGGTTCTACGAACTTCGGTGTAACAGAGTTCACAAACTTCTTAAACTTCGCACAGAAGTAAAGTAGATGCCATTTGTCTCTTGGAATCTTTCTACTCAGAACATACTTCACTGCAGGATGAGAAGCATCAAGTGTGTCTATCCTCTTAAGTGGCTCGAGAATATCATCTTCAAGCAACTCAATCTTTTCTGGTTCTGGGAGAATTTCCGATACATCTTTGTGCGCATTGTAACGAGTGGCACCAGCTTTGTATCTTTCGAGAACATACTCATCATATAGTTTTGTATCAACATACTTAATTAGATTACCAATGTTGGTGCTATAATTACAGTTGTGACACTTCACAAACAGATCAGCTTCAGTACGATAAATGTAACCACGTGCCTTCAACTTATTTTTAGATGAGTCACCACACACTGGACAAGAATAGTTCCAGAGATAATCTTTTTTCTGTTTGAAATTTCGCAAGCGACTACCCAGTATTTGGGCATACTTTGCATCAATGTATAACATAATAACTCCACATGGTAGAGTAACATTATACTCTACATAACATTATAAAACAAGTTTTATTTTAGAAACTTTGCGATCTCTGAGATGTGACCAAGAACAAAGCCCAAAGTTGCAGCACCACCTACTACATACCATTTCCACTGCTCTAATGCACCAACTCGCTTTTCCATTTTCTCTAGATCTTCAACAACATCTTTACGAATTTCTTCATGTTGAATTTGTGAGATTTGAGCATTTGCATTCATCTTATGTTCAATGCGTGTTTGCATATCGTCAATCTTGTCAACGATCTCTCTGTTGGATGTTGTGACACGGGAATGTATTTCCTTGATGTCGTGCTTCACTTCAGCAACATCCTCCTTTAGGGCATCCATTTGTGCTTCCAATTTGGCTATTCTCTCTAGTTCCATGTTATTTTACGCTATCAAAAATTTGTTTTTGAGTTTTGTACCATTCCATCCAAGTATCAACTTTGATTTTGCATTCATGATACTGTCCGTAATTATCAACAACAATCTTAAGAACTTCTGATAGTTTTTCAGTCTGTTCTACAGTCTTTAAATCTGGGCATGCTTCCATTAGTTCTTTTGGAACCTCTGGAAAGTTTCTTTTAACTGGTGTAACTAAACACCCTGCTAGAAGAACAATCGGAATCAAAAGAAGTAATTTTTTCATTTCTTGATTCCCTTTGCTGCATCATTAAGAATGTCAACAGTGTCGCTAGTAATCTTACACTGAGAATCAATTTTAACTTCTACTGTTTTAATTTTCTCTTGGATAACAACCTGAGTTTCTTTAACAACTCTTACTTTATCCACATAAACAGTTTTAATGTTTTCGTTGGCAGTCTTAGATTCAGCTTCAGCTTTTGCAACCTTTGCTTCCATATCAGCAACTCGTGCTCTCCAAGTCATCTCAACACCAACTCCACCCTTGAAGTATACACCAGCAATGAGTAGAACAAGAGCAACTATCTGCAGGAGCATTCTGTAAGGAATAATCCATGGCAAATAGCGAACAAAGAAACCAAAGAAGAATGCTACGACAGTGCCGATAATACCAGCAATTAGAATTGCATTAACTACCCATAGTAGGAATGCATCAGGAATAAAGTTAAGCAGAAACATTCACTGGCTTTCTCTTAGCCATTAATTGAAACTTCTTGATGTTTTTCTTATCGATTTTAGGCTCATCAGTAGAGACTGCAGCACCAGTAACATTCATAGCACCTTCGCCTTCCTCAGATAAGAACTTTTTAACAAGTAGTTCCTCTTCAACCAAAGACACTCTATTGTCCATCATTTCAATAAGTTTGTCAAATTTTTCTTGCATCATTGCAGTTGAACGACTGCCTGACTCATATGTTTCTTTGACTAACCAAAGTGCAGCAACTAAACTCTTAGTCTTGCTTTCACCACCTGGAAGTTTGTTGATGATTTTCTTCATGTTGAACACCAAACGATTCAAAAATGTGTATGCATCTTTCTCTTCGGATGTTCTAAGGGTATTTGCTTTGCGAAGATTCTTTCCCTTTGCATCAATAATACCTAGCTTGAATGCTTCTGTGTCAGTGAAGTTAGTCACTAACATCTTTAGCACTTTATAAGCAATCAGGTTATCTACTATGCGACTCATTAAATCTTCCTTAATGTGGCTATGATTGTTTCATCTAAAACTATGTCTGATAAAACAATACCGTATTCTGGTAGGGTTTCTGGCATTCGATCAAGATAGACCAAGAATGTGACTAACGAATCCCAACACGATTCTTCGATTTTGTAAAACAACATTTTTGTTGCTGCATCACCGAAGATATTATAAAGAACAATAATATGATTGAGTATTAATCTTTCTCTAAGTTCACCATTGTTTTTATATCTTGAAAGTAACTTCTTAAGATACAAAAACTTTTTGATGTCTTCTTCAAACTCAGCTAAACTATGACACTGTGGGTTATCATAGTGGTGCATTGCATGAACAAGAAAGTTACCTTCATTTAATTTTTCACTAACCATATTCTCTTCACGGAATTAGAGGGAGGACAATCCTCCCTCTTTACATCATGTATTTATTACGCTACTGTTAGAGTTGCTGCGTTAGAAGTCTTAGTATCAGCACCATCTAGAGATACTAGAACACGATACTTGTCACCATCTGTTGCACCTGCACCATCACCAGTTGCTGTTGCGCCAGTTGTGTATGAAGCAGTAGTTCCACCAGTACCAGTTGTTACGTTAGCCCAAGTACCAGCACCTTCTTGCTGAATCTGCCATTGATAAGTCAATGTGCCAGTACCAGTACGAGTAGCAGTTACGCTAAATGTAGCAGTTGCTGGAGCAGTAACAGATTGATTAGTTGGTTGTACAGTGATAGTAATTTCTGGTGAAATAGTATCATTGTCGCCAGTCATTGAACCCATTGCGACCAATACCTCGTGAAATACACGACCTTCACGACCACCTGAACCAGTTGATTTTAAATTCCAACCAGCAGTTAGTCCATTAGCAGTCGCTTCTTGAGTATTAATACCAACAGTGTTTGATGCATCTGTTTCGTTTAGAAACTTTGGTTTACCTGCGTTTTCGTCTACGTTTGACCATAGTGCCATTTTATTTCTCCTTATTTGTATAACTTTGAAGTGCCAGTAATTTTACCAGCACCAGACTTTGCCCCAGCTGGGCGACCACGACCACGCTTCACAGCTGGCTGTTGTTTTGGTTTCTTATCATCAGCATCATCAGCACCTTCTGGATCTACATAAGAACCACCGTAAGATCCTTTGTGTACATAACGACCATCTTTTGCTTCGTATTCAAGCATCATTGCGAATTCTTTATAAGAAACTTTATTGTTTACGATATTGCCATCTGCATCGAAACTTTCTTTCACATTAGTTGGCATACCATTGATTGGTTTCTTTGTTGCTTTATATGCTTTGTGCTCTGGTGTTCCTTTGATATATTTTCTATCTGGAACTGGAGCAACTGGTGCCTGCTCTTCTAATTCAGAGTGTAGATAGTCAGCTGCAGTTACAATGTAATCTGTTGCTAAAGTAATCTTTGATTGAACCCACTCTGGCAAATCAGTATCTGGCTTTAGTGTATCTTTAATCATTTCAGCACAACGAGTTAAAGTTGCCAACTGATTCATAGCCATGTCACCTTCATAGCCATACTCTTGATCATCTTTCTCAAACAAACGATCGATATCTTCTTTCATTTGTTTCTTCATTGCATCTTTGGCAAGGGCACGTGCACGACTCATTGGTGATTGAGCAGTGCCATCTGAGTTTTTAACAGGTTTAGTTTTTGTGTATGGACCATCGAATGGTACATCATCTTTTTTCTCTTCACTGCGCAATGCACGACCAATTGCTACGTTGTGTGCTCTAGCAGTTTTGTGTTCTGGTTCAGCATCTGGAACTGGATTGTTAAGTTTATGACGAGCACCACGAGATGCGTCCATCATATTCTTCATCATCTTGTTTCGTTTAGCTTGATCAGACTTCTCGTCTAATTCTTCAGCTTCTTCATTACGTAACTTAGCTAGATTCTCTTTGTCAGAGATAGTATCTTTACGTTTTAGATCAGACAACTTTAGTGGTGTCTGTCCTTGCTGTTTGCGTAGATAAGCAGGAACATCTGCTTTCTGAACTGCTTCATCAACAGTTTCTTCTTTCATAGCTTGCTTAGTTGCAGTAGCATACATAACTTCTTTTGCTCTGTCACCGTAACTTGCTTTGAAACCAGCTAGGTTTTTCTTCATACCTTTAACGATACGCTCTCTTTCAGCCATGTCTGCATCAGACATCTTGGCTTCTTCTAACTCTTCTTCCTCTTTACGTAGAAGTTTGAAGTCATGGGCATCGATCTCGCCATTTTTATTCTTGTCGATCTTGTGTTGTTTGCCCTTCAAGGCTTCCATAAATGATTTAAATTGCATTCTTATTCCCCAGATTTAAGGATAGATATCAACATCCATCCATGTTTCTTATGTGCGTCTAGTCTTCCAGCCACGAAGTCAGCAAACCCTTGCTCACCTGCAGCATCTAACTCTCCGAATAATTTATTTAGGGTTACAATGCTTTGGTCATTCGCAATCAACAGATCTGCCACCATCGCAGATGTAGTAGTTGCAACATTGTCCCCATCAATAGTCTTTAGCGTAAAAATCTCATCTAAATTCTTTGGAGCATATTCACCAAGTGCTCGAATTTGTTCAGCAAATGGATCAACTGCTCCTTGTAGTTCTTCATATAAATCACCGAAGAACTCGTGCATTTGAGGAAAGTTAATTCCTTCTACGTTCCAGTGATACGATTGTGCTTTAAAATACATTACGAATGTATTTGACAGTGCTTGTTTAGATGTTTCAATCATTATGAACCTACCGCAGTTTCGTTATCGTATGGACCAAATACAGCAGTCTCAACCTTTGGAGTCCAGCCTTCTTTACGCAGACGAATGACACAATGTCCTGGACCATCAAATGTTAAACGAATGTCTTTGTTTGCATAAACTCTATCAGAAAAATCATCATAATCATAATACCCAGCATTAAGTAGATAATAATGACTATGTAAAACTGGACCAGTTGGATTAATAATTCTTGTGATGTCTAGTTGTTTGTCTTTCTTAAGACCCCACCAGATACCTGTAATAAAAACTCTTGAACCAGTATACTGAACTAGACCACCACCAGTTTCATCTGGAACAGATGTTGGTGCTACGTATACTTGAGTTGATTTAGTCATATTATTTTCTAGACTTAAATCAATGTCACCACCAGCAGAGTCTGTGACATAACACTTGAAAACAATTTCAGTTTCAGTGTGTTTGATTATGTGCTTTAGTGCCATTAGCAGTTCCACTTCCTAAGAGCGAGAGCTTTACGAGTTGGCTCTCCGTTTGGTTTCTTCATTGGACCTTCCATGCCACCCATGCGTGCACAGAAAGACTTTCTACGTTTTGCAGCTTTACTGTCTGGACTTAATTTTGATGGTGGAGTTGTGACTGGTGCTTTTAGATTAGCACCCTTAGCATTGTATGCGTCACGACCCTTTTGAGTCAGACCACCAGTAGAAGACTTATGTCCCTTTGCATCAACTGCATACTCTAGTAATTCTTCATCGCTAAACTGCTCGAACTTTTCCCAAACATATTCAGGATCTAGATTATGTTGTAGTGCAAGATCTTCAATAACTTCTTCGATTAAGTCAAACTGTTGTTCAACTTCTTCATTCTTTGGTACGCAGTCAGGTACCATGCGGTCACCTTTCTTCTTCATACCAACTTGCTTGTGAGTATCCCAGCATGCTTCGTATAACTCTTCATCCATCTCTTCACCAAACATCTCACGATACTTCTTAGTGTGCTTGGATTCTTTAGTCTTTGCTTCTGCATCTCCAGGTGCTGGTGCATATGCAGATGGATCGCTATCGCTTTTCTTATCCATCTTATCAAAGTGTGCTGCTCTGGCTTTTGCAGTTGAAGCAGAAAGACCAGCAACATACTTCTTTGGAAGACCAGACTCTTTATCTTTTGGAACTTCTGGTAGATTATTTTCTAAGATTTCTTCTTCACGTAGGTCTTTATCAGCACCATGATAAGTGCCTTTACCTTTAGTGATGTAAGAGTTCACACGAGCCATACCCCATTGTTGTGGAGTAGTTCCTGGACGATGACCAGAGTTCCAAGCAGCAACACCACGACGATATACTTTACGTAGTGTGCCAATTGAGATACCAGATTTAGATGCTTTTGCTGCAAGACCAGCGTCAGCTGTCTCGCAGATTGTGATTGAAAATTGTTTTAACGATAGCATTTTATTTCCTTAAAATACGCTAGGCTGTGAACCCTGAGTGAATTTACTGTGAGACATACGTGCCTTCTCAACTTTACGAACACGTGGAACAAGACGAGTGGCGATTCGACCAATTACTGCCTTACGTTGTTCTAATGCTCTTTCGATTCTTTCTTTCTCACCAACAGAAAGTTTACTCACATCACGACCACGTAGCAGACGTTGCTTCATTAGTTTAATAGCAAGACGACGTGCACGTTTGTTAATTGTTGCAGTGTTTGAGTAACGCTTCAGTGCAATCTTAGTTGCACGTTCACGCTTTGCAGCAGTGCGACGAATACGGAATTTAGCTTTCATTCTTTCGATACGAGAAAGAACTTCCATGATTGCTTCTTCATCAAGAGCATCTTCTTCGTCTGACTTTGGAATTTCTTCGCCAGTTTCGTCATCCACTAAACCAAGTTCTTCTTCATCGTAGTCGTCCATGATGTCATCATCAGATAACTGACCAATCATTGCTTCGATTTCTTTATCATCAACATCGTCTTCTTCTGATGTTTCTAAAGCAGTAATTGGAGTGGCAACTTCAATCGTTTGGTCATAGGTTTCATCAACAGTATTTGTTGTGTCTACTACCCACTGCCCATTGATAAACTTTCTTCTTAATTTTGCACGCTCTGCCAATTCTTCTTCTTCGAAGAATGGATCAAATGGTTTCTTTGAAAGTGTAGATGGTGATTCTTGTTTTAATGATTTCTCTAAACGATCGATGGCACCAGACATATTCTCTTTACCTTGTGCTGCGTCTTCTTTACGTTTACGCTCGATCTCATCGTGTTTCTTTTCACGTTCTACTGCAGCTGCACGGAATTTTTCTAGAGCAGATTCTTTTAATGAATACGCTTTATCATGATGTTGTTCTGCTTTGTCAGCAGCTTTAGATGCTGCATCACTTTGTCCAATGTCTGAATGATATCTGTGCATCGCATCAAAGTGATCAGCCATGTGGCTGTGATGGGCTTCTGTTCCAACTTTATGTTTCATCGCAAGAGCTTTGTGTTTCTCTGCTTCATCATAATATTTGTCTGCTTGATTACGAGATTCTGCCAACTCAACACGAACACCATGCTTAGACTTCATGGCAGATTTAAATGCATCAGCTTTATGACTTGGAACTTTAACGTATGTTGCTTTGTCTGTGGTATCAGATACTTTAGCATCATGTGCTGCGAATGTTGGCTTGTGGTCACCAGAAACTTTATCACGATTATCAATACGGAATTCTACATGAGATTCTTCTAATGATTCGTTAGTTTTAGTCGGATTACCAGCAACAAATTTACGACGTTGCTTAGCTGCTTTTAATGCCAGTGCTAACTTTGGATCAGCACGTAACATCCATCCAGGTTTACCAGCACCTTTGCCAGTATACTCAGATTCTTTTAAAGCATCTTTTTCTCTTGTTTGTTTGTCTGCCAAAGATTCTTTTTCTTTAGCATGTTTAGCCATTAGATTTGTTTTAGCAACTTCATTTGACTTTGGATCAGGAGTGACATTCTCTGCAACACCTTGTAATTTTGATATGAAAGATTTAGCGATATCTTTTTCTTTACCAGTATGTTCTGGGTCTGTTGCGATATGCTGAGCAGTTAGTTCATGACCACTTTCTTTACCGTATGAAGTCATACCTTTCTTCATAATCTTTTTAGCAATTTCAATACCAGTCTGTTCACCAAGATGATATTTAACTTTACGACGACGTAGATTATCTTGACCACCAGCTGATACTAAAGTATGACCAACTTCAGATTGATCAACGTCTGTGACTTTAATTTGGTTCTCATAGTCATGGTCAGACTCATTATCTTTTTTCTTGTCTGCCTTGGAATGTTCTTCTTGTTCTTGAATCTTCTGCGCCTTAGTGTAATTGTAGAAAGTAATCATACCTTTCTTCACTGTTTTTTGTGGAAACTTACCAACATCGCTGGTCGGCTCAGAGGTTTTGGTATCAATCTTGTCTGTGCCGTTTGGCTGGATTGCACCTTCTTCTAGTTTTGATTCGTTCATTTCTTTTTCTTCTGTAGGTTTAACATCTTGAATCCATTTGGAAATCAATTTGCCAGTTGATTCTTTTAACAACAAATGATTGGAACCACGCTTTACGATTGTAAATTTCTCACCATTTGATTCTACGATATCACCCTCGTTAAAAATCTCACCACGGAAATACTTCTCACGTAGTTTATCTTTAACGAAGACTATCTGTTCTTTAATAGGATCAAGTCCTAGACCACTGCGCATCTCATTCATTAGACGTTTACCGTCAATGTCACGGATAGTGCTTGGCAATCTCTTTTTAAATTCTTCGTAAATACCTTTGGAAGCAAACTGCTTCATCTTAGTATTATCTGCTTCTGGATCTTTATCCACAGGAATAAGTTCTACATCCTGTAGTTTTCTCATTTCTGTGATCTGATCAGTTCCAACTACAAGAATAACTTTCTTGTATTTCTTATGTAATTCTGTAATAACTTCTTGTAGCTTTGACTCGTTGAGTGACTTAAATTTAGTCTTAGGAAACATTAGATTAAGGTAATGTTCCTTTTTGTCCTCTTGAATCAGACTATTTTTAGATGGGGATGTATAGATAACGTGAGCAGAACTCTTCTGTTCTGCCAGTTTTTTGACTGTCTTTACCAAAAGTTCGTGACCGACAGTCGGAGGATTAAATTCCCCCACTGCGCAGACAATGGTATTGGACGGTAGTTCTCTGATTAACTGTTTGTAATCTTTCATTTTATCCATCTATAAAGGGTTTGCCTAATTATTTAGGACTTTTGTAAATTACGCTAAGGCTATTAACGCTTGTGCTGCAGCTGCAATCCAACGACAGGCTATCTCATCTGAGGCTAATTCTTGTTGAGCACGAACTAAAGCGATCTCTTGGAGTAGATAATCATACTCTTCTCTACTTAGCTGTCCCTGCTCGAAGTTCTCACGGATAACTAATAGTTCGTTTGCCAATGATGCTGCTGGACCACCTAGTCCAGCTTGTTCTCTTAGATCGTTTAGGATACTCATTTTCTTCCTCTCCATGCATCGGTGATAACATCCACTCTAGCTTTGTTAATTTTAACAACAGACTCACAGAACTTCTCATTTTTAGACTCTTGTGCTTTCTTTAAAGCTGATTCTAGACTCTCGACTGCTGGTGCTTGAGGGTCGTTACGAAGACTTGTATAAACTTTTAATTTCTCTATTTTAGAGAATGCATCGCTCCAGTCTTTATTCGTGCAGTTTAATTTATCGACTGCCACCTTTACCTCGACTAGATTATTAAATGCAGCACCATCGTGGGGAATAGGAAAGATTACGGCACAGCCAGATAGTATTGCTATTGATAGTGCTACAAGTAATCTTTTCATTTCATCGCTTTCCTTAGATCGTTATACAATTCATCTTTGTGTTCTGGTTTCATTTGTGAAGACAATGCAGCGTGGAAGTCTTTCTTTTTACCAGTAGATGCCAACTCTCTTAATTTAGTTCCAGAGATACCAGCTACACCTTTAGCATTTTCGTCACGTTGACCAGATGAATGCATGGTGATTGATTTAAAGTTAAAGTGCCCATGAGCAGACTCTTTACCATTATACTTTTTAAGCATTTCAACCATGCTCTCACGATCTGAACCACCAACAAAATGTAGATGTTTAACACCTTTGTTATATAATTCAACAGCGTGATGAAGGATAGTTGGCTTATTCTTGTCTGCTACTTCAATGTTAGTTTCAGGAAACGCATTCTTGGCATGCTTTAATTTCTGTTCTGGACTTAGTGGATTCTTACCATCTTTGGTTGCATGAGAGTGAGAAAGAATCAATGTATGTTCACCGCCAACTTCTTTGGCAGTTTTCTTTAATTGATTAACAACTTGCTCATGTCCAGCAGTTGGAGGATTCATACGACCAAATGCGATGGTATGATGTTTCTCATCTGGCTCTTTGGCTGGACCACGTGACTTTAATAGATTCTGACGAGCAAACTCTGCGCGATTGACTAACTTTGTTGGCTCTGTCACACCTCTGTGAGTATGATTGTAAACAAAACCTTCTGGCTTAGAAGCAACACCACCGATGGCATGCTCATAAGATCCTTCGTTGGATTCTAGAGTCTTAACCAATTCATTCTTGGCATTGGCTAAATGACCATGCATCTTTAGAAGATTCTCGTAGTGTTCAGCATTCTTTTGAATGTGTTTAACATGTCCACTCAACTCAGCAAGTTTGGCATTCTGAGACTTCTCAGTTTTTAGTTTACTAACAATCTTTTCGTATTTACCAGCAATGTGCTTTTGTAAACCTTCAGCCGATGGGGTAGTGCCATCACGAACTGTTTGATTGATGTATGTGCTTAAATGTCCAGCTTCACCAGAATGGTCTGGATGAATGGCTTTATACATTTTCTCGCCATGCTTCTCGTGGATTGTTTTTGCTTTGGATAGTTCTGAAAGAACTTTATCTTGAGATTCTTGAGGATACTTTGCACCACTGGCATCATAAGAAGCAGTGTGGTGGAAAACATGGTCATGATTACCAAACTCGTCATCACTGACATTGCCAGTGGCACGCATGGCACTTAGAGTGTTACCTTCGTATTTGGTATGAGTAACTACACCTAATTTAGCTTTGTGAATTGCTGCAGCTTTATCGCCATGTGCAGTATAAGTGATAGTGTTTGGAGTAAAAGAAGCAGAGCCACCTTTACCTTTCTTCACATCAGGTTTAGTGAACATCACGTCACCCTGATAAACACCCTTCTTTGGAGCAATTTTAGGTAGATGATCAAGACCAGCTTTTAGTTTTTCTACAAGACCTGGAGCATGTCCATGATTCTTTTCTACATCTTCATGTGTGTAGTTTAATTTTGGATTCTTATTGAAAGCAGACTTGGAAGCAACAAAGAACTTACCAGTCTCTGGATGATGACCATAAACAATAGATGGTGAACCATCGTATTTCATTGTCAACTTATTGGATTGCTTACCTTGTTTGGTATGGAAGTGTGCACCATGAAGTGCATCGTATGCATGATGGAAACCTTCTGAGCCATGGAACAGGGGTCTATCTTCTGCATGAGTAATGTGCTTGAGTTTAGCACCCTCTTCCTCTGCACCTTCGACTAAAAAATCAGTAAATCCTAACACTTTCATACCTTTATTATACCCTAATTTGCAATATTTGTCAAGCAATAACCCTACAGACTTGAGGGGATTATTTCAGCTTGAAAGAGCCAGCGATTCCCTTGTGAGCACCTGACGAGGACTTCAGAGTGTAGCGAGCCACAGTCATAGTCTTACCAGATTCTCTATGTTTACCCTTGATTGTTAAAGTAGTTCCAGCTCCAGGAGCCACGTGTAATCCCTCGAACTTAGCTAAATGTTCATCTGCTAAAGTGTGTGATGGTTTGATAATAGATTCAGCAGAACCATCGGTCTTAACTTTACTGTGAGCAACATAATGAGGAATATGAGTTGGAGGAGATACGTTACCTCTGATGACATCTCTTAGTTTAGCATCATCGTGTTTTGATAATGCATTGGCAAAGTCAGCAGTTGCTGCAGTACGTGCTGCAATGTTAGATGAACGAGCCATCTCTGAACGCTGTTTTGCTTTTGCTAAAAACTCTGCTTGTTTCTTGGCAGGTAAACTATCATGTGCTTTAATAAAAGCAGATAGTTGTGCATGCATAACTTTGTTCTTACCAGATAATGTTTTACCTGAAGCCAAAGCACCTTCGTGTTTAGCGTGTTCTTCTCTGGCTTTATCAATACCCATCTCGTCAATCTTAGTCTGGATATTTCTTTGATCAGCAGAACCATGATGACCCAAAGCATCCATATGTTCTTTATGGATGTCCATATGCTTTTGTAAAGTTCCAGGTGGCAGTCCAGCAGTTTTCTCTAATGAGTCAACCCCAGGATTACGATAGTTTGGCTCTTGTGAACCATACTTGGCAGAGATGCCGATATGACCAACTGGCTTACCATCTTTATGTAATGTGGTAATTAAATCAGCGTTGGAGTTTACGTCTTTGACACCAACAGTCTTCTCGTGGTCACCTGCGACGTTTGGCTTGTCTGCGTTGGATGTCCAGTGAACATTACCAATTGTGATTCCGTTACCTGTATGTCCATGCTGGTCAAGTTGTTTCTTGATATGTTCAGCAGTTTGTTTAGCGTGTTCATCAATCTCAGCGTATGCAGCTGGACCAATCTTTTGTTTCAAACGATCGTGAACTTGTTCAGGAGTTCCTGCATGGTCTTCGTTATCTGAGAATGAACGATGATGTTCTGGCAGAGTAGTGGCTGGATGTAGGTGTTTTGCTAAAAGCAACTCATGCATCTTACCTTTGTCATCTGCTTCAAGATCTGATGTTTCTGCTTTCTCTAGCAGTAAAGTTTCTTCTTTAAGGAATGATTTGAAATCTAACATATTTTACCAAGGGTCTCCAGATAACTTCAAAGACGAAGCCATCTTCTCTGATTCAAACTTAAAACGAATCTTCATAATCTTTTTATCACCAGCTTTAACACCGATGGATTCGTTGCCTACTTTTTCTAATGTAATTTTATATTTACCCAGTGCCTCTAATTTAGGATTGCTTACTGGATCCATAACTACTGCTTTATAAGGTGGTTTATTACCC